TTTAGACACCATCCTCTTTTGATGCTTTGTGACTCTGTTTTTTTGATTTATAATTAGAACCAAATCAAAATCCTCATTTCTTGGTTCTATATTGAAACACAGAGAAGTAATCCATATGTTGACTTTAGAACCTACGTCTTTCTGTAGATGTGGTGATAATCGATAATTATTAAACCTAGCCACGTACTTATAACTGTCAATGAGCGATCCCTGGTTAGACCCCAACAGAGAACCTGAATTAGATATCAGTGCTGTGTCTTTTAGAATTTCTGGTAGCTCATTCATATTGTTAAGTTTCTAACTGTGCCATATGGAAGTATAAGAAAAAAGCCCAGTTAGAAAACTAACTGGGCTTTAAGTCTTATGTTATCTTCAACATCTTCAAAGATGTTAGATTCCAACTTATAGGTTAGAAACCGAGATGACACCGTAGTAAAGCCCACCGTCCTCGATCAGTTTCTTACCGTATCGGGTCATTACACCCTTATTTGGCGTGAAGCTGTTCGGGTCCATGACTGTTGGAGTGCTGAGAAGCGGAATGTATGGTGCGTAGAAGTATCCCGCATCCAAAACGCTGCTTCCTTTAAATCCAAGAAGGATTTTGCAGTTGGGGAATAGTGGGTCTTTGTAGAGCTTCATCTTGCCCTGAATAGTACCCATGTTCATGATTCCGATATCAACGCCTTCAGTGGTGAATGCATCGCTTGCTCGGAAATCGTTCAACTGCTCAAACTTGCTGCAAAGGTCAGCACTAGTTACCATCCAGTTAGCAGGACCACGTAAAGTAGTTCTATGGATGATGTTAGCAACTTCAAGAGCCTTGTACATCAAAGCGATGTTTCGGTCAGTGAAGTTAACACTAGCGCCAGCAGCAGTAGCAAAGTTATGATCAGCACGGATGGCTGCAGCAACAATCAAATCGTTGATGATTTCACGATCGATTTCAGCAACCATCTCGTCGGCCATCAGGTCGGTGAGAGTGCTTTCTGCATCGATGTTGTGAACCGACTTGAGATCTTGAGCTGCTTCCAAACTCCAGCTAGTCTTAAGTTTACGAGTCATAGCAGCGACCGAATCGCTGTCAATGCTCAATGTTACTTCAGGCTGGAATGGGTTAGCTTCAAGATCGTACTCGTAATTGATCCTCGAAACTGCACCTGCTGGGAATGCACCAGCAGATAGTGTAACAGTAACGGCACCAGTCGAGTGATTGAAAACTGTTGTACCAGTATCAACTGCAATTGTCGATGTAAAGTTGGTGCAATCACCAATCAGAACAACATCAGCTGCGCCGTCAGCATCGTAGCTAACTCGCAAGCATGGTTCTGCTTCTTCGCAGTTTGGATCAGCATCAGCTTCCGACTCATAAACTTCAACAACAACTGTACCAGCAAGAACTGGACGATGTGCAAGAGTAGCAGTGACGGTAGTACCGCCGCCACCAACAGTCGCATCCTCACCACGAACTTCTTGCGAAGAGTAGTAAGGATCAAGAGCCCAACCGTTTTGCTTAGCAAAACTCTGAGCAGTGTTTTGGCGCATGATCTGAGTACCGGCAACAGTTTGACCTTTGGTCAAGGCGTAACGGTATCTGATGTAGAAAATCAAGCTGGCAGGCTGGCTCATTGGCTGAACACCAACAAGATTATCTGCGATCAACTTTGGGTACGATTTACGAATCAAAGGAAGCGCAAAGCGAGTGAAGTCAGCAATGTTAGCAGTGGTGGTCTGGTCTTCTAACAGTACCGATCGATTCTCTGGATTCCAGTGGTTGTACTGATTTTCCAGAATCGAAGCCATCAAGCCAAACTTTTGCTTGCCAACTTCGCGGCATTTGTTAAGAACAGGTGACCATTTCTTGACCAACTGGTTTTTCTTCGACTCATGAAGAACAGCTGCTGAATGCAGGTCTGTCGCTTCGCTAATTGGACGCTGGGCACCTTCAGCGAGGTGACGTCCTCTAGTAGGTAATGACATTTATATGTCTCCTCTAAATAGGCTCAGTTATTAAAATTAAAAGGCAACCGCAGGGGTTCCCCCCTTCTTATATCGTCTCGTCTACTTCACTAGCAATGGCGTTGATGCTAAATGGTGAATCATTAGCTGCCGGTTGCTTTTTAGTCGGTGGACGACGATCTTGGCTTTCAGCCAAAGTAGCTCTGGTAGATCTTGGTTTGCCGGATTTACGGCTCTCTTCGATTCTTCTAGTCTGCTTTCTGGGTGCCCTGCGGCTCTCAGTAACAGGTTTAGAAGATTCTTGAATTGACTTTAAAGCAGTAGCCAACTCTCGATTTCTTTTCAGAGCTTTTTCAGCAATAGCTGTCTTGCGATTTGCAAGTTCTACTGCCTTCCTTTTTCCCTCGGTTGCGACTTGAGCCTTTTGCTTTAGCTTTTCAACTACAGCTGTAACGTTTCCGCTTGGCTTGCTATTAGGCTCTAAGCCATGTAACGTTGTTACAATGCTTTTGAGTTTAGCGGTAGCTTCGGATTCATTAAGGGCTGATTGCTTGGTAAGCTGAGCTTCTATCGCTGCTCCCTTGGTTTCACAGAAAATCTGTACTCTTCTTGCAAGTTCTCGTTTATGAGATTCGGTCTCTTCAACCACTACTTGCTTTGCTTGTTCTATTTTGGCTCGGTAGTCAGCGTCATACTGCTCACGAAGAGAAGTTTTATAATTCTCTAAAGACTCGCAGATTTGTTTGGACAACTCTGACTTGACCCCAGCTTTTTCGAGCAATGCCTGGATCTTATTCATTCTTATTCTCCTCGTGAATTTATTCACTATAGGTATTTTTGCTAGGAATTATAACTTCTGTTACTTTAGATCAAAAAAATCGTTGATTTCAGATACCAACATGTCACTATAAACTTCAGGAGCAAACTTGTTCTTGCTTTTGGCCATAGGCCGCAATCGTTTGTTCAATCCTTCCTGAATCTGAAGAATAGCGCCATTTACAGATGGCTCTGCAACCGCATCCCAGGTAACAAAAGCGTAACCGGGCATTACTCGGTATAATTCCTTACCTGCGCTTTCAACAACATCCATGTCGCCAACACCACGAGAAGAAATACCGACTCTAACCTTATGCTCAAATAAACCTCTGAGGCAAGCGCCACATGGTAAACTGTGCAAAATTTCAGCTTCACCATAAACCTTACGACCATCCATCCAGACTTTAGTCATTAAATGACTAACGCGATCTAGATGAATTTTCGCATCAGCAGGGTGATCAAATTCTCCCATAACTGCTCTTGATGAAACATCATCTTGGATGCTTTCTACAGCGGGGCGCAATACATCACTCGTTGAATAGATTCTACCATTTGCGTTTTCTCTATCTCCCATCTGAATTAGACCGGAAACACGCATAGCAGGTAATTCACGACCTTCTTTGCCTTCTACTACTATATCCTGTTTGTCGATTACGTCAAAAGAGAATGAGTCTCTAATTAACTGATAACCGGCAGGAATTACACCAGTCTCAGCAATAACCCTGCGATCAAACCCAGGATTATTTTTAGACACCGACGTTTTGGCTTCTCTTCTTGTAGGTAACATTATTGCCTCCAATTATTTGTGGTTCATTGGCTTAGCCGTTGGAGGCTTGGTTCCTGCTTCGTCACCTTGCTTCACATCTGGCCCAACATCTTCCAGCTTATCATCTGAAAAATCAGTTGGTTTGTGCTTGGGCATATCACGAGGATTTTCCTTCACATGCTTAGTGTATTTAGCGTTGGTTGGTTCCGAAATATCTTTATCTTCCATCATTTCGTCGTCTTCCTCTTCTTCTGACTCATCATCAAAGCCATCATCAGAGTCATCATCTAAGGGTTCGAAGTCTGGCATTTCATTGTCATCATCTTCTACTTCCTCATCAGCTTCATCAGTATCAATAGAATCAACCGCAGCCATACCCTCTGTTTCATCATCCATTTCAGGGTCGGCATCAAGTTCAATCATATCCATATCATCAGGATCAGCAGAATCTAAATCAACGTCCTTTTCGACAACTTCAACATCACCTTCGACTTCAACACTAAAACCACCTTCGGGATTAGATTTAATCGTGGCGACAGCTTGATCAATAGCTTGGTCAAGCTCATCGTCTTCATTTTCTGAAATAGGTCTTAACTGTTCAATCGAACCATGTAACCAATCAGCAAACACACTTGGTTGGCTAGTTGGAGTTGACTCTAACATGCCAACGCTTGCAAAAGCACTATCAAACAATTTTTCTGGAATAGGAATTTCTACCGACCCATCTTCACTTAGAATCACAGGTTTAAGGTCAGAATCTCCACCATGATCAAAGATGAAATTAACTCCATTCATCGATCCTGACACTCCATCCTCTTGAGCACTGCCCCATTGGATAGATTCGTTTTTGATTTCCATTGGAGCTATGCTATTTTTAGCATATCCCCTCTTTCTAATGCGTGGACCTTTTCTTTGATCCTCAGCAACGTCATCATCTTTTTCCCAAGGCTTGCCGCTACCCTTATCACCATCATCGCCGTCGTCGTGGTCAGAGTCTTCACTGTCGTCATCGTCTTCTTTAGCGCCAAATGGAGCAGCAGCACCAGGAAATGGTTTTTCCTCTGCAAACAATTCAATGCATTCTCCGATTGCAGAATCTAGTTTGCCATCGGGAACTCTAAATCCTAATGCAGTTATAGCAGCTTCTGCCATGCCTACTAGGTTATTATCTAACGCGCTGCCCACAAGCTTATGCTCTTTAGCAAGACGATCCATAATTCTAACGACATTCTGCTTATCCGATAAATTGGTGAAAACAGGTGCACCATAATCAGCCAATAAGCTAGATTCTTTTATTTGATCATTGTAAGCATAAGGGTCAGCGCCCTCTTCAAGATCACAATCATCATCAGGCATATCGTCATCTTCTTCATCCTTCATTTCATAATGTAAAGGACGAGACTCACTAAGTGCTTCACGAGCGGCTCTGCTTTCCATTCCTGGGAGTGGAGCAGCAGGCTGCTGTGGAGCCGGAGCAGGAGCCGGAGCAGGAGCAGGAGCAGGAGCCGGAGCTTCTTGTTGTCCTATTACTGCATCTAATTCATCCTCATCGGGTAGCTGCAGTTCATCCAACTCTTCTTCTTCCTCTCCACCTGCAGAGCTTTTACCACCAATTTGAATCAATGGTGAATTAATATTGATAACAGGCTGGCCTGAATCTGCGTCGCCACCCATATCCATTAAAGGATCATCGCCAGGCATTTGATCAAAATCACCTAACGTTTCATTGGCTGCTAATTCTTCTTGAATCGTAGCAATCAAGTCCTCAGCCTCGAAAATTGCAGCATCATCAAAATCTTTCGCTTGCAACCTGTTAATCAAATTATCCAATTTGCTAGCTAAGTCAAACGACTCTTTGATTTTCGGAGTTGACTCCTTCAAAGATTCTAAAGTAATTGCTAAAGCTGATGCGGCAACTTCTTTGTTGCTGAAAGCTTCAAATATTAAATTCAAAAACTTATCATATGCTGGTTCAAAATCTGTCACATTTTCCAAAATAGCGACATTTTCTGCTAATACAGGATGTTCAGCTTTTTTGGCAATATTTCTCCACTCATCGATGATCTTATTGCGACTAATCTTCAAATTAGTACGATGCATCAAAGTGGCGGTATCCTTCACAATTGAATCGTTAAGGACTGCGTTTGCTGCTAACGCATTCTCAACCAACGTTTCCATTTGTTGAGTTGTTAGCAAGGTAAACTCTTCGTTTTCATTTAAGAAGACTGAAGCCAGCTTCACTGCCTCTTTCACATTGCCTTCAGCAACTAAGGAAGCTGTGTGCTTCACTCTTTGTTGAAAACCTTCAGACCAATATGCATTTGAAGCTGCATCACGCATTTTGCGAGCAACGAGCTTTCTTGCAGCCCATTTAGTTACGGGCAATTTGACAGGATTACCACCATTAAAGTGTCCTGCAACTACATGACCGTTTTCAACAATGACATGATCTTTCATGCCTTCTACAATTGTGCTGATTAATCGCGCTCTGCAATCTTCATCCAACGACTCACCAGTTGTAACATTAATATGGCGAATAACGTTGTCTCTACCTTTTACAACACCTGAAAATGGTACTGCACGACCGGAGAACCGTTGTGCCTGCATTCTTTTGTATGCAGACCCCATTCCCTTCTGGTCATTTTCTTCTATAGCATTAACCAACTTATAGCATGACTCGGAGAATAAATCTTGTTTCTCCTCCTCTACTATCTGAATTGGTTTAATATTATCAATTGAAACTTTGCCACCCTTTTCTTTGGTGTGTTCAGCAACAAAATATAAATTGTTGTCAACATCCTCAAAAAACAAGGTGTTAGAGTGCAAAGAAACTAATCTGTAATTTTTGCTAGCATATTTTCCCATGCTGGCAATTCTATTCTCGAAAAACGCAATTCTGGCCTGAGCGGAATCGTTCAGGGCTCCCAGAAACTTGCGACTATCCATTTTTACAGATTGGGCAGTCGAGGTGTTCTGATTCTGAGCCATTTAATATACTCCTGCGGATTAATCCGATATTACATGTATGTGACTATACTAATTTTGATTTTGGAATTATATTTGACTAATTGTAAAATCAGCCATCGCAAATACAATTTTATTTAACTACTTTGGAATATCATCTTCCGTAATTGCGCCGCTGTCTGCATTGCAACGTTGGTCATTATTTTTGTCAGCCATCAATAGGTTATATACCTCATTAATGGCTGACTCACGTTCTTCCTCGTTTACTGACCACCCAATAATAATAGATTCACTGTCAGGATTAGTCGATTCATTTATAGTATCTTGAGAAGATTTGATGCTATCATAATCGCCGCTTAATGTATCGCCGTTGCCTTTATTAAGCCCATCTAATTCGTTGCTCTCAAGCATAAATTCATAATTACTGTTATATTCTGCTGAATCAGAAGAAAATGTTTTACCAACTTTATCCGCCCAGGATTCCAATATCTTACGCTTTTCTTCAATCTTTTCACTCTTACGCATCTCTGCGATTAATCTCTTTTCTGCCTCTAAATCAAACCCTTCTGCCTCAATTCCTCCTGCCTCAATTCCTCCTGCCTCAATTCCTCCATCTTCTCCGCCACCAGCTTGGTCTAGCATACCCTCTAACTCGCCATCAACTTCCGGTGATTCAATATCTCCGCCTTCTCCTTCTTCTCCTAACCCTTGGTCTAGATCATCCAAACCGCCAACAGGTCCTAAACCACCTCCAGCGCCGCCGCCGCCTGGTCCTCCTGATTCTTCGATTGACCCCATCTCATCCATCTCTTCAATTTCATCTGGAGACAAATCAGTAAAATGTGTAACAATCCATTCTTTAGGGAACCAACCTAAATCTTTAAGATCAGCCATAACACTAGCTCTAGTCTGCCATGTCTCAATCCTATAAAGCTCTTCCATAGCGGAAGTAGCTGTTAGAGCTATCTCAAATCCTTTTAAATCTTCCACTGAATATCCGCGCAGGGCCAAATGAACTATAGCTACTTTAGTTAGCCCCGTAGCCACTTCTCGTTGAACCCATTGGACAGCTTTGGCAAACTCAGAATGAGATTGCGATAAGGACTTATCACTAGAATCTCCACTACCCTCACCTATCCCCACCCTAGAGAATGGTATTTTAGTGGGAGCTATCATCTTTTTCTTAAAGTATTCTATGTCCGCTATTTGATCAAGATTTTCTGCGCCAGGCATAGTTTCAATATCTGGGCCAGCACCATCAGGCCGTCTAGGCAAGAAAAAATCATCTTCTTGAATTAATGGAGAATATCTCTCATCGAAAGAACCAGTTGTTGGATTATAAAATCTTTGGCGCTTAAAATTGCGGGCAATCATCTGCATATACTCAGGGACTTCCTTTGGTGGGATAAGTCCTACTGGTATTAAAAACTTACGCTTCTCTGGTGCTCTAGTAATCCTATATATTAAAGCTGCATCTTCCATCAGCCTTAATTGTTTAAACGCTTTTCTTCCACCATCTATTATAGATCTACCATATGGGTGGTAGATATTTTCAAAACTAGTTAACCTAGCATGCATTACCTGCCAAGGATGGAAAAACTGAGGCTCCGCACTAAATTCATCGCTATGATAAAATCCTACTAACTCGCCATGCCTTGTCTCTACTCTAGTAAAGTCATAAACACTCATAAAGCGCAATGAAGAAACACCATCTCTGTTTTTATTTAGAACAATTTCGTATGGCATGTCACCATACTTGCACAGGTATCTAATAGTTGGCCTGCAATAGCTATCCCACAATAAAGTATTAAACAACAACTCTTCTAATTCTTTTTTAAGTCTTTTATTGCGTGCTCTTATTATAAGAGTGTGCTTGCGTTCTGGGTCAACTAAGCTAGCTTCATCTGCGTACAGATCTAACGCTAAAGTTATCTCACCCGTTTGATCCATCTGCTCATAATCTTTATATCTTTCTAATCTATTAATTTGCAGATTAGTCTGATCAATGATTGTAGCAGAATTATTAGATGGTAAATTCCCAGATAATCTATCTAAATCCGATTGATCCTGAAATATTCTTTCAGCTTGAAATATATTATGTGAACGAGTGAGCGCTCTAATTCTGTCGAAGGCAAGTAGTGTGCTTGGCATATTTTTAACCTCTACGGTTTATTTACCGAAACGATCCGCCCTCCTGTTTTAGATGGAAGACCTATATTAAAATTTGCATAATACAATTAATGGTCTTCGCTAATGACCTGGCCACTGCTGGCTGACTTTTGTTGTAATGCAAAATCAGACGATGAAAGGTATTCAGTGCCGCCGGTATCGTTAGCCTTAAAAGCTACAGGTGTGTCAGGTCTATACTTAAGCTTAGATATTTTAAACACTGTTCTACAAACAAGATAAGTTATAGCTACAACCGATAGCGACACTACCAATACTATAATTTCAGCTCTATTATCAGAATTTGATGTTAATACTAATATAGTATCGACAACTCCAACTATAGTTGTTAGCCATAGCTCAGTTGTTTTAATGCCAGGCCCATTACCCATTGTTTTTCCTGTAATAGCTATTAGGTGGCGTTACAATTGGTCCACCTTGACCCATCGGTATTCCACCTATTTGCATTGCAAATTCTTCTAAGTGCCTTTGACGGGACAATTCTGGAGATTCATCCGCCGACATTGACATCGGCATCATTAATCCAACTCCGCCCTGATCAATATATTTACTTGCAGAATCTTTCTTTACTTCCGATGAAGATATCATAGGCCCAGCGAAACTTAAACTCTGCCCGCTCCCTGTCGGGATTAAATTGGCAGCATCTGGTATGTGTGCGTCAGACGTACCTACAAAAGCTAAAGCACAAGCGATAACCAAGTCATCAAAGTTACCAGCACCATCTTCTGCCTCTGTCTTATTTGTGTCTCGTCCAGTCCTATCCCTCTTTCTAACATATGTCTGAAATTGTTTGAGCAATCTAGCACTGTATACCTTGTATCCCTCACCATTTTCCGATAAGTAATCGATCATATATTTATTTAAAGTCGGTTTACTCGCCATACTAGTCGCATACCCATAATGCCCAACTTTCAACGATCTTTGTCCAGAACTATTGCTTCTCGGTTTGTCATTTACCTCTTGTTTACGCCATATCCTTGGATACATAACGTCATATCTGAGGCTATCGATTAACGTATCGCCCCCATTATTTCTCTCAACCACCGCTAGAGCAGCGTTATACCATCTACCAATCCTATCAATATATTTCACCAAATCGCGAGGTAAACACCTAACCATCATTTCAGCGACTTGCTCCATAGTGTCTACATCAAACACTTCAATTGCGCTGTAATCTCGACCCTTGCCCGTTGCTATATCAACACCCATCACATAAGAATGAGCGTTAGAGCCACCATCTATTATTTCATTACCTCGTTTTTTCATAGGTGTTGCCACCACAGGGTTTTGCCACACCCACAATCCTTCATCAGGATCATCAAATTCGAAGTTCATCTCCTCAACGATCCCGCTTACAGGGTGCACATATGTTTGTGCTCCACCGATTTTTTGTGCTGGATCTTTAATGTTGGTTTGAATGTTGGCTAATGTCTCTTTGGTCAATACGGTATGGCCAGATCCAATAAATGAGGCCAAGACTTCTTGTTCAAATTTCCACCCGTCGCCTTGGTCCTGCAAAGCATTAAATTGCTCTTGTAACCAAGGTGACCAATATGAACCGAATCGTGATATATCTTGCTTTTCAGAACATTTTTTAATGCCATCTCTAGGAGCGATTCTTTTAAATTGGTTAGATAGCGGGTCATTATACTCTATAGCCCAATCCATATCCCACCAATTAATCATAATTGGATTAAAGCCATTGACACCTGCATCCGCATCAGTCCACGTTGACCAATACCAATTACCAATACCATTTGTGGTGGAAATGACTATGACATTACCACCATGCTGCAAAGTAGGCCAACCAGCAGCCCACATACCATCCATTCCTTGAATAAACGCCGCTTCGTCAATAATGTTTAAGGAAGATGCGTTAGACCGTAATACTTCTGGATGTGAAGTTAATGATTGAATTCTCGATCCGTTGGGAAATATTATCTCGTGTTCATTCTGTTTTTTTGGTTTCCAAACTTCTTTCATCCAAGGAGGTAAATGCTCATAGAGGAATACAACATTGTCTCTTAAAAACCCCATTGCGTCTTCATTTCTCCTAGACACAATGAGAATTGTTTTATGAGAATGCATCATTGCAAACCATGTCGCAAAAGCACCAGATATCTTCGAAATACCAGCTTGGCGGCACTTCCTAAAAATATTTAACCTATGTTGCCTGAAATCTTTAATCGCATTTCTTTGATAACTAAATGGGCGAAATGGAAGAATACCAGCCGATGGGTGTTTTAATTTACCAAAATGTGTCAACCACCAAGTCACAGATTGCTGTGATCGTCTAATAGCTTCTCTCTGTTTAGTATCTAATCTCATTAGTCTAATTCGCCGCCCATAGGTTCAGAACCGCTTAGTATATCATCTAACTCAGAACCGGACACAGAAAGATTATTATTCTGGATATTAACACCGGCCTTAGTTGCAGCTATCATCTTAGCTACACCTTCCATCACTTTTACAGCGTTACCATTTATGCTAGCTTTTACTTCTACTGCTTTAACCAAACCATCAACATACATCCTAGCTGGTGGGCGATCCTTGTTATGGGCCTCATCGCACTGCAACCTAAGCATATTTATAACATCCTGAGCTTCCTGCCTATCGTTACGACAAGAAATCAAAACTTCATCTGCTACCTCGTCCATCTTTTCGAGGTACTTTAAAACATCAGTGGATTCAGCAATTTTTGAATCATCTAATGCTGGTGTTTCGTCTAATCTCTTAAAGCTTTGTTTGACTGGCCTTAATGCACTGCTTGGCACTTCATCTAGTATATTAGATTCTACCTCAGATTCTACCTCAGATGGTTTATCTTGGTTGATAATTTCTTCATTAATACTGTGTTGTTCGTTAGTTGACTCATTTATAGGTAATATGTTATCTGTCTGGTTTGGATCATCATCTTCCAATTGATCCAACAAATCTTTTAAATCATCGTCAATATCCATATTAACCCCTCTTTACGGTCAACTTTGTTATCTGTTCAGACAATTTATTATTTATCTGCCTCACAATATTACTTCTTTTATCCTCTACCTCTACAGCAGCATTTCTCCTCTGCTTACGTGTGCTATGCCTGTGGCCAGTTTTGCCCCGCCCATTCATCTGAGCCTGACCAGAAGGTTTACGCTTAGGTTGAACCCTACCAGCCACATTTAAGACGCCACTACGATGGCCATCTTGATCATGCTTTTTTCTGTTCGCTTTATTAGAAGGTGACATCCTTCTCCTTACTCTATCTCTTATTGAAGAAGGAGTAGATTCATTTAAAGACCTTCTCATTTCGATAAGACTAGCAAAATCTTGCGTTGTAACATCTTTATTATCAATTTTGGCTATTACTTTGATATAAGACTCTTCTAGCTGCTTTAGCTTATCATAATACTTTGGGTCTTCAACCTTTGCCATGTTTTTCTCCTCATCTACGTTTATTAGATGCATCCCTTGTGGGCAACCTGGACAATCTTTGATGGGTCTTTTACAGCAACTTGTTATAAATCGCATGTTGGATACCTATTAATATCTTGCTCTAGCCCTTGCTTATATTTTATATTTGTTAGACAGATTAAGTTTTACTCTTCGTCAAAGTCAATACCTATCCGACGCCTATCTTTAATTTCAGCTATATTCTTACTTATCGGCGAATCAGTAAATTCAAAGCTTCTAAGCTTGATAAGTTTCATAAAACCAGTAATAATAGATCTTGAAAGACCTGTTTTAGCTACTAACTTACCTATTGTACCATCATGCGGTCGATCATCATTAAACAATAACCATTCTATAGCTTCTATTATTTTAAGGTGATCATCATTATACTTGCATACATCTTGCGCCTCTCCTAGGAATCTAACCATTATATCACTAAGAGGTCTAGACTTACTACCAAGATGACTCATGTAAGACTGAGAGTTCTTTCTATCACGACCTTCCTTTTTAATATATGCTAAGATGACCGTTCTGGCGACCTGGGACCACATATTAAAAACTTTAGACATGCCCCTATATAGGATAGCCTCAGATCCTCCATATAAATCCTGCACTGGCTCTATAACGTGATCATTAGTTAGCTTACCACCACAATATGGACATACTCGCCCTTTATGCATCTTTAAGACTTCTTCCATAGTCTTAATGCCATATTCTCTTTCTTGTGGCTGGTATAATAAAGATTTAGAAGGATTATCAGGATTATAGCAAAGACGGCAATGTGGTCTAGATCTATACTTATACAGAGTTTTTTCAATCTGTACCCAAGCAGTTTGGAGCAGATCCCCAAATGCTGAATCCTCTTGTCCTGGGTATATGGTATGTAGACCTTGCTTTCTGATTATCTGTCTAATTAGCTCAGTAGCATTAGACATTATTTGGTCGCGCAGTTCTATTTTAGTACAACCAGTCCAGATATATTGAGTGAGATGCCATTCAACTATCTCATTTATAAAATAGAGCCGCCGTTTAGGTGGTTCTTGTTGCTCCTGCTCTGGTTTTTGTACAGATTCAGGTGACTCACTTTCTTTTGAGCCATTCTTTTTTGACGTGGAATCTACTTTTGACAAATTGAGCACCATCAACGCTTCCGCCAGGGAAAATTATAGTCGTTTTATACCCGGCAGCAATCATTGCCTTTAGACGAGATCGTGAATGTTCATAAAGGTATTTGTTACCTCTAAATAAAAAATCGAAAATTCTACTTCTACCTCTCTTATTGTGCCTTACTGCCCTGCCGACTTTTTGAATAAAATCAGATTGCAGTTTACCACCGGTAGCTAGTATTAAATTTTCGCAGCCTCCTTTTAAATCGAGGCCCCGATTTATTATCTTTCCTCCTATAAGTACATCAAAATCTCTATTTTCAAACCCCCGCAAATTTTCATTCCTACGACGTTTATCGGTTTTGCCATATATGAAATTGGCAGTTAAACCCTTCGCAGCAATGCTCTCTAAAAGACTGTGGCCCAATTTTTCTCGATCCACTAGCGTTAATGTGCCGTCTCCTTTATATTTTTTACATAATCCAGCTATCGTTCTATGAAATTCACTATTGCTAACCAACCAATCATCATATGCGATATCATAAGCAGATCTGTCTTTAATGCTTCCTTCAAGACCAAATGCTAACATGTAATAGTCAACAGGTATTATTCTACCTATTCTTTGCAACTCTTGCCTGGTTTCTTTAACGATCACAGAACCCAAGTGTTCTTGCATAACCAAGCCTTCTACAGGTTTTGAATCATCAAACGGCGTTCCACTAAACCCGTACCTTCTACGTCCCTTAAACATGTTCTTAAATAGTTTTTTAAACGGGTCGGAAGTAGCTTTATCACATTCATCTACAAGTAGCATTTCAGCATCTTTAATATATTGCTGAAGCTGCTTACAATTTTTCCTACGTGTTTTATATCCTTTATAAGATACCTCCCATTTAGCCAGCTTTTTATTATAAGTGGTATCTGTGTCATTATCAGATCTTTTAGGGACAGCTGGAGGTTTAGATGGAATAGTTAATGATTGAATAGTGCCTACAACTATTTGCTGCCCATCTGGTTTTTCACCGGCATAAAAAAGACCTACTTCATCTATCACATCTCTAAGTTCGAGTCTTGACTTAAGCTGTTCAACCACAATTCGCTGGTCAGCTATTACCACCGTTGGGCAAGTTATAGCCTTGCAAATGCCAGCTATAAGCTCGCCTTTCCCGCCGCCCGTAGGTATATCAGCAATACCACATTCAATTCTGCAAGCGGCTTGTATACCCCTTACTTGATGAGGATCTAAAGTTATCCCAGGCATAAAATCTGGTTTTATATCATCTGGGTCTGTTATAGAGTGAGACCAAGCTTCTCTTTTATCAACTATTACTAAAGGAACATCAAATTTTTTACAGACACCTTTAAGCATGCTAAGTAAAGGTCTTGCCATTCTTTTTCTATGGCGATTATATTTCCTATAGATGCCATCCCAGTTACCCATTTGGCTGGGGTCAATATACATTCCTGGCTTGGTCACACTAAATTGTGTCCACAGCACTTCTTCTTCTGCATCAGTTATATTATCGAAGTATATCCACTGATTGTCTGTTATTATAGCTCTCATACTTATACAATACATTTGGCATATTATTGAAAAGCCCTAAGAGATATATACGCGGGGGGAGCCGGTGCTGGCTTGATAGATGAAAAGACTTAACCTAGAGAATCACTGGCAAAATCATCATTTCATCATCCTTTTTTACTTGAAAAATCTACAAACAATAACAATCACCTGTCTCCATGAATTTCTTACAACATTCTTCTTCTTCTTTTCTCCTCTTTATCACCATCATCAACAATTCCAACAACTCTCTTTTAATATTCATCATCTTAATTACTTTATCTTCCTTCTCGCCGTTCTCTGGATCAGCTTCAGACTCTCTATCTGCTTCATGAAGTGCTTTGGAATATTCTCTGATATTCTTCCTGATTTCTTCTTCTTCTTTTCTTATATTGCCTCTTTTATTTTTCTTTTTCCGCCGCGACCGCGACATTGAAGAACTGCCTCACCCTTCCTCTACCGCTTTATTATGAAAGCTTCCAGACATACCACCACGAGCTTCTCTTCCATCGTAGTTAGGCCCTGGATTAATTGGACCACCGGGAAAAGCATTTTCCAAATCCCTATCGCCAAATTCACCAGCATAATCGGGATCTGTTTGACCGATCTCATCTACAAGATCATCAATTTGATTTTTAGCATCCTCTACATCTTTTGCCATACCAGCAAATTCGTTTCCAACAAAACTTTCACCACCATCAGCAAGATCTGCATCATAGTAGTCAGGGTGAACCCAATCCCAATGCCCATATTCACTGCGCTCTATATTAAACCCTCTGTAATTTACTTTTTGTGAGGATTCTACAATATATCCCAATGAGTCAGCTAACTTAGCCATGCTTGACACTTTTGGGCTATGATCTTTAGATTCTGAAATTAAACTGGCAATGGATTGCACAGATTCAGATTGGACACTTGTCCTTAAAGGATCACGGTCTCTTTTACCTATTACTTTTAATCCTGATTTAGATAATACCGATTCAAAAAGTTCGAAGTCAGAATCGGCAATCAATTCTAAGTGGCTACTATCAGTGGACTCATAGTAATCTGTTCTATCGGCTTCAAAGTCATCTTGTAAACTCTCGCCAACCTCGTTAATATATTCTTCTGTTTTATTTTGAATCATTTGATTTACTCTTTTTTCAATTTGATCCACCAAATCTGGTGTTATTACGGAGCAATCTCCACTACTCTCCCCATTCTGTTTCCAACTACAAACCTCGTCGCCATCTTCGCCAGTATAAATATTGATTTCATTTATGCCATCCAAATACGCTTCTAATTCAGCTGGAGATCCAGGGTATCCTGATCCATCTGAATAGTACTTGACCATCGGTTCACCCTCTTGATAGTCATAAGCCACATCAGCTTCTATATGAATCGAGTAGGGGCCGATTTCTATCTCTTCAAACGTATCCTGCAATACAGACATACCATGAGCAGTAAATCTTCCTATATTCTCCAGACCCTGAGGCATGTTTTGCATTGAGCCATCAGGTTTGGGGCTAACCATGTCGTCAATATCTTCGCTAATAATTGACGCTATCTTGGATGGGGTGATCATATTCCTAACCTGTTCCTAATCCGATTACAATATATTCTAAAGTAACAAGTGGCAAATAATGTATAACTTAACTTCAAAGGTATAAAACATTGTCTGTATTTCTTACCATTAAATTTGACAAAAGTTAATATATAAAATAGAATTAGTTTAATCTTGCTTTGGTTTTGCATATATGCCATTGTTTCAAAAAACACTTTTGAGCGACCAGGCTTGCAACCAGCGTCTTGCTCTTCTTGGAATCTACTATTTAGATCATCTAAATCTGAACATAACTTGCTAAACATTATAACTCTCCATTGAATACTTACGTGACAATATATTGTTGCAAATAAAATAATTATTATGAATACGGCAGAGGCATAAAAAAAGGTAACGGACTTAGCGCCCATTACCCCTTTTTTAAACTGTCGTGTTATTCAGTAATATTAAGAAATAATACACTTATCAGAGTCACAGAATTTAGCACCTTCGGCCTCTTGGCCTGTGAAAGTTGAATAATCTGTATCCCGTAGTTTAGCTGTGTAATCTGCTACTTCACTGGCTGTGCATGGCTCATATGGGGCTTGCACATAACCATGAGTATTCAAAGGTAAAAAGCTTATACCCTTCAATTGATCCTCAAATGTCTCTAGAACTTTGTGGATCTGGTCTGACTCTTCCATTTTAAATTTAACTGTGCATGATACTTGGTTGTCTGCCCAGTATCTTTGATAATCAACAACGTTAATCATCTGCTCCCACATTGATACTTCACCAACTGGTTTAACTCTTTCGTCGCTGATCCCGAATTTAACAACCATAGTTCTGTCTTGGTCCTTAAAATCGGGTTCAATATCAAACCCAGCATCAGATAGGATTTTTATCAAGGGGCTACCTATGGCTATCCTCATTCTTCGCCAATAGGTAGTAGCTTCGGGATAATGAATGCCTGGAGTAGCACCGGCCACTAGGGAAACAGTGCCGCTTGGTTTAACAGATGTTACTTTAATTGACTTTTGGATGCAAAGCCACTCTGAATAGACTTCATCCCAACGCCGGATTTCATTGTATCCGGTATCACAAAAATCATTTAATACTGACCTTCTGCCAAACTTAGTAAACGCCTGAACAATCCCACTCTGTGACAAACCAATTCGCCTATTCCTAAGCGTTACTGAATTAGTGCGGGGGTTGTGAGTCGGCAATAGAGTGACAGTCTTAGCATAAAGATATGCAAATTTAAGGGTCCTCATGTAATCTTCAGCGTCAGTATGATTAGCCGGAAACGTCTCTACTAGATTGCAAAGCTCATAAGACTCAAGTGACTGCTCTAAGCATGGGTTGCCACCTTTGACTCTACCATCAATACCAGGCTGCTTACCATCAATAAAGCGTCCGTAATCGCGCATATTATCAAGCCACATTAATCCTGGCTCACCATTGGCTGCAATTTGCTCGCCAACTGCTTTATAATCCATGCCAACATAGGCGAATATTGAATTGTTAGAAGCCCAACGATGATGATTTAAAGCATTCCACCTTTCAATAGCCGGTTCTAATCTATCTAATGGGATGACAGGCTCGTCAACTACTTTACCTTGCGCAGTCTCTGACTTAATTAATTTCCATCTTGGTTTTAAACCAACAATAAAGTCTGCAACCTCAGCTACTGACTCCTCTTCACTATAAAGCAGACCAGTTATTTCGTAAAATATCTCTAAATCTTCTGGTAGTAAAGAAGCAGTAGGATTTTTCATCTTACAATATTCTGCATCATCGGGCTCACCAAATGCTATCTCAGCTGTGCGGCGTACATTGCCAGCGACCACGCATCTACCAATAAAGTTCATAATGTCTGTAATATCGACACTAGAAAGCGTATCTCCTATCCTCTTTTCTAGGTGATCGCGCACAATATTATGTAATTCTATTAATATAACCGAACCAGATGCTTTGCCACCAAAACCTTTTATGCCACTGCCTGGCTGCCTGATTTGACTGTAGTCAAATTCTACACGACCGCTTTCACTTTGCACAGTATAAGACCAAATCAATTGTCTTAAAGACTCCACCCATCCTTCTCTTGAGTCTGGTATCACATGCGTGAAAGTTTTATCAGCTGGCTGCAGCACCTTTATTTTACCTGCACCCTTAGTATCAAATCCAACACCCACACCAAGCATGGACATATCCATCAAAAAGCAGAATGGCTCTGCTGGGTCGGATTCAATCTGGTCATCTGTAGAAACAAAACCACAATTGTTAAGGGCTGCTGACCCCCTTTGCCACATAAACTCTGTGCCCATCATCCACAAACCACGACCGGGAGGTAAAAATTTAAACTCCCACATAAGCAAAAACATTTCTTGAGCTGATCTCTGGGCTTTATTATAATCCCACGGTATGTGCATTTTGGCGCAATGTCTTCGTTGGATCTCATAACATCCTTCGACCACTCTCCTAAGAGTCAGCAAAAATGTCTCTTTGGTATCATCTGGTTGTAGACGAGAGTATGTTCTATAAAAAACACATTCACCAAGACCATTGAAACCAAAATTTGGCTTTTTATTAGCGTAACCAGCAACGAACTCAGCATCTAATTCAAATGACTTTTCATTTTTTTGGTTATTATTTATGTGACCAAAATAGTTATCTGAGATATTTTCATCCGATTTGAAGCTATTTAATGACACTATCTTCTCCATTCTTTTTGCAAAATAGTTATAAAGTCTTGAATGTTATGTTCAGATTTTAAAAAATCTGAACGAATCATAAACAATTGAGTTGTTCTGGGCAAAAGCTCTCGTTCTTCAGGAAAATTAGCTTCCAAATGTCTTAACGCCTTGCCACATGAAATAGACAATGCTAAGTACAGTCTAGATATTCTAGAAGCTTGATACCATTTTGTTAAATTGCAATATTCATGCTTATTATTTCTTTTCATTAAAACATTAAATAAATCAGCATTACTCTGCGACTCTAACCATTGGTGTATATGCTTGATAGTTTCACAATTTTGTTTGTTACTATTGTCTTGTCTTTTTAACTTATCGTAACAAATTTGCAACATATTACCTTGGTGTAATGCTGCCAAGCCTTTCCTAATAATACCTTGTTCTTTGCAGTGTTGAATAGCAATTTGTATAAATTGCTTTGAAGTGGCTTCATCAAATTCCCATTCAATAAATTTATTAGCAATAGCTTTTAAATATCGCCATTGATAAGTTTTAGTTGGATCTGTATTTGAAGGAAAACTGATTCGGTATCCATTTTGTAAATAACACTCGGAACACAAGTCCCACACTTCCATAATATCGTCATCAGTAATTTCTAAAGTATCCATACAGTTTCTAATACGAGGAGAAGCAATGAAAAACAATGACCCAATCCATGACCATGACAGCGAACTTGGTGAAGGTAACAATGATGACCATCAATATGATCCAAATGGCCACTTTTTGGAACCTGTAGGCGATCTGAAAAGTCCCAGCCATCCAATCGATAGAGATGATGCAGCATCTGAAGATAACAATGAACAAGAAATATTTGAAGAGACATTCCAGTCTCTAATGCAACCATTTGGCAAGGCATGTGAAGAACATGGCATACAGTGTGCTATAGCAATAGCCACACACCCTGATCATGGAGAGCCATTTGTGTTTTACAGAGCTTCTCACATCGTCGAAGCAGCTACTTTAATGGCTGGTGTTTTAAAAGGCGTCAAAAGTCAAATATTTGAGGATCTAGATACTAGCAGCGACTGAAAACTAAATAACAACTTTAATTTATTTTAACTGCCGCTTTTAATAGCAGATCAATTATTAGGCGTATTCTCAAATATTTTGTTGATTCTATCTTTTAAGTCATCATCACTAGTAGTGTGATATGACTCAGTTAATAGTTGATGTATCCTGCTTGTATTATCTATGCTCCAAGCGTATACAAAAACGTATAGATTGTCAAACTTAAGAGGTATAAACTTTTCGCCTCTCAATTCTGTCATTGTTTCGCTTATATAAGAGCAAATATCATCAATCTCTGGTGTTTCTTCTCCATAATACCCACGTATAGAACTTTCAACAGAAGCCATCGCTTTATTATAATCTGTAAAATTATAAACGCGATCAGCATTCCCATCATAGCAGATGGACCACATAGGAATCACTCTATCTAGATTGGTCATACTTTTGCCATATAATAGAAGCTATTTTGTCTACTTCTGCAGCGTCAATATTACCACCTTCAACAATCCTAACAATATCGTTAACTACTACACGACCTCCGCGATCACTAAAGTACTCTTCTACTACCATCCCATCGCGTCTCACCACAAATAAATGTGGCACTAAAGAA